ATGCTCCGCAACTTCCCCGTCTTGAACGTATCCTCCGTTTCGGTTGATGGCGTGGCAATCCCGTTGGCGCAGTCAAGCCGGCAGGATGGCTACCAATTCAACGATATCGGGGTGTATCTCAACGGCTACACCTTCACCCGTGGTTTGCAGAACGTGGCAATCGCCTACACCGCAGGCTACCCAGAACCCCCCGTTGACATCAAGCAGGCCGTCACCGAACTGGTGGCGATGCGGTTCCGTGAACGCGACCGCATTGGCGTATCGAGCAAGAGCATAGCCGGCGAGAACATGAGCTTCACCGTTGCCGATATGCCTGATTCGGTCAAGACCATCCTGCATAACTACCGCAAGGTGGTTCCGACATGATTACCGCAACCCTTGTTGGGCGCGACCGCCTGATTGCCAAAATCGACCGGCTTCGCCCCGCACTCCGCAGGGAGCTTGAGAACGAGGTTCAACGCCTCGCTTTTGAGCTTTCGGCAAAGGTGAAGGGTGGCCCGCTGTCCGGTGGCGTCCTGAACGTGAAAACGGGCCGGCTGCGGCGGTCTATCACGACCCGACTTGAGAGCAACCCGCTTTCGATCATCGGCGTGGTAGGGACGAACGTGGACTACGGCGCGTTTCATGAGTACGGCTTCAAGGGCTCCGTGAACGTGCGGGCGCATAGCCGCAGGACGAACGGCGGCGTTGCCCGTGTCCGCGCACATTCGCGCCGGATGGACTATGCCGGCAAGCCGTTCCTGAAACCATCACTGGAAGCCATGCGGGAAAGGATCACCGACCGCTTGAGTGCCGCGCTTAACCGTGCGGCGGGAGGAGTTGAATGACGAACCGAGAGCAAATCTACGCGGCGCTGTTCGCCAAACTGCAAGCAAGCGCGTCCTTTGCGACCGCTTCACGCAGGATCAAGGCGCTCAATGAAGTCCCGCCATCCGACCATCCGGCCCTGTTCCAGTTGCAAAAGGGCGAAGTGGCGAACACCACGCCGAACCTGAACACGGTATGGCGGCTGAACGTGGATGTGTTCATCTACGTTCACACCCAAGGCGACCGCAGTATCGCGCCTTCAACCATTCTCAACCCGTTGATTGACGCCGTGGAAACGGCGATTGCCCCGAGCCAGATTAACAACCGGCAAACCCTCGGGGGGTTGGTCGAACACTGCTTTATTGCCGGCGAAATCCTGATCGAGGAGGGAAACCTCGGAGAACAGGCGGTTGCCGTAATCCCTATCGAAATTCTCACTGCTTGAAAGGAAACATGACATGGCACAGTTTATTTTTGGCGCGGGCAATATGTACGTCACCCCGCTGCAACTGGCTGACGGAACCTCCGTTACCAACCCCACCCCCATCCCCCTGATGGTGCTGCAAGAAGGTTCGCTCGATTTCTCGGGTGACGAAAAACTGCTGTACGGGCAAAACCAGTTCCCCGTTGCCGTGGGTCGCGGCAAGGTGAAGCTGGGCGTCAAGGTGAAACCGGCCCGTGTTTTTGCCGCCGCATGGAACACCCTGTTCTTTGGTCAATCCCTGTCCGCCGGCCTGATTGCAAACCACACCGACACCACGGGCGTTGTTATTCCTGCAACCCCGTTCCAAGTGACGGTTACGCCTCCGAGTTCCGGTACTTTTGCCGCCGACATGGGCGTGATTTCCGCGACCACCGGCCTGCCCATGAAGCGCGTTGCCTCCGCACCCGCTACCGGCGAGTACAGCGTGAACGTCAGCACTGGCGCTTACACTTTCGCCGCTGCCGACACAACCAAGACGGTTTACATCAACTACCAGTACAGCGCGTCCGTTGCCGGTTCGCAGAAACAGACCGTACAGAACTTGCCGATGGGCCTTGCTCCGGTGTTCAAGGCCGACCTGACCGTGAACTATCTTGGCAAAGTGACCACGTTCAGCTTCCCGAACGCGATCCCGACCAAGATGGGCCTCGGCTTCAAGAACGAGGACTTCGCCGTGCCGGAATTTGACTTTTCCGCGTTCGACAACGGCTCGGGTCAAGTCATGACTTGGAGCACCTCGGAATAATAACTACACGGGGGCCGTGAAAGCGGCTCCCATTTTCACTCTAGGAGAAAAATCATGGAACACAAGATCACCCTCGCAGGTAACGAATACCCCATTGGCGCACCTGTTTTCAAGCAGATGCGCGTCATCATCCCTGCCGTCACCCGCCTGTCGCCGAAACTTGGCTTGAACGTGATTGACGAGGCCGCGATGGACGATATGTTTAACGTCCTCCTCGCCGGCCTGCAAGCCGGTAACGCCGCGTTCACCCGTGAACAATTGGAAGCCATCCCGCTGTCCGCCACGGAACTTGTCAACGCGATGCCCGTCATCATGGAAGCCGCTGGCCTTGAGGTGAAACCGCAGGGGGAAGCGAAGGCGGGGAACTAGATTGGGATGAACTATACGCCCACATCATCGCAAGCACTGGATGGACGTGGGACTACGTTGACAATCACATGACGGTTCCCCGCCTTGCGGCGTTGTCGAAATACTGGCGGGACTACCCGCCGGTTCACATCATGGTTGCCGCCTATCTCGGCATTGGCAAGACCGAGAAAAAGGAGGTTGACGATGACGGCAATAGCCTGTTTGACCTTTTCCCGATGTCTGGGTAGTGTGAACTGATGGACGAAAAGCGCACCCGTGGCCCACGGGCCTACTGGATAGACGGCGTGAACGGCATCCTGTTGGAGGCCGCGCTTACCGACCTCGCTCACGGCGAGGAGGAAATGACGCTGACCATCACGAAGCAACGCCTCCCCAACGGGAAATTCAGCTTCAAAATCGAAGTGAAAAAGAAGTAGCACCTCTCAACCAAACAAGGCCCGCCCTGCGCGGGCTTTTTTTTTGGGGTTTGACATGGCACGAAATGATGCGGAAGTACGGATTGGCGCGGATACCCGCGACCTAGAGCAGGGCATTGACAGGGCGGAACGAGCAGTGCGCGATGGCGCAAGCCGCATGGACACTGCGCTAACCCAGTTCACTAACAACATGAAGAACCTCGCCGCCGTCTACCTCGGCTTCCAAGCGGCGGTCAATATCGTGCGCGATGCCATCGCTACCGTGTCCGACTTTGAGCAGTTGCAAGTCCAGTTGAACGCCGTCATGGGTTCCGTGCAGAACGGTGAGTACGCCTTTGCTTGGATCAAGCAGTTCGCGGTGGACACCCCGTACAGCGTTGAGCAAATCACGAAGTCGTTCATGCAACTCAAGAACTTTGGCCTCGACCCGATGGATGGAACGCTTCGCAAGGTGGCTGACGCTACCGCCAAGTACGGTAACGGCATGGATTCTGCCCAACGGGTAACTCTGGCACTGGGGCAGTCGTGGGCGCGGGGCAAGTTGCAAGGCCAAGACATCATGCAGATGATTGACGCCGGCATCCCCGTTTACGACCTGCTTTCAAACGCGACCGGCAAGACCGCAGGCGAGTTGCAGAAGATGGGCGAAAAAGGCCAAATTACCAAAGACGTTATGCGGCAGTTGATTGATGAAATGGGCCGTTCGTCTGCCGGTACTGCCGAAGCCAAAATGAACACGATGGCGGGCGCGGTTGCCAACATGGGTGACGCTTACGCCAACGCCCTCGATGAAATGCGCCGTGCCGGTGGCTTTGAGTTCATCACCGATTCAGTCCGCGCCCTGTCCGAGGTTGTGCCGGATGCCATGAAGATGATTAGCGAACTCGGGGCGGCTGTTGGCGCGGTGTTTGGGACGATGTTCGACATCGTGAAGTCTGTCATGAACGGCATCTTGTCGGCAATCAACGCCGTGTTTGGCTCGGGTGGCGAACCCATTACCGCGATGCAGTTTTTCATCAATATGTTGCGCGTGGTGCAAACCGCCCTGATTGCTTTCCGAGTGGGCTTTGAAACCGCTTTCACCGTCATCAAGATTGTGCTTGCGGAAGTGGCGGCATCCCTTGTCGGCTTCGGAAACATCCTCGGGCGCGTCCTGTCTTTTGACTTCAAAGGCGCAGTTTCGGCCTACAAAAACAGTCTGATTGAAATGCGCGACATCGCCAAGGCTGGCATGGCTGACCTTGATGAAATCGCCCGCAAGGGGGCGGAAGCCATGAGCAACGCCATGCTAGGCGTTCGTGGCCCGTCCGCGCTTGAAAATGGTATGGCGGGCGGCACGAAACCCTCTGGCGATTCCTCTGGAAGCCCCGTTGGTGGTTCCACCAAGACCAAAACCGTTGACAAGTCGTGGTATGACGAACTTGAGGCGATGGAACGCATGGAAGATGCGACCGCCAAGCTGAACAAAGGGATCAACGACCTCAAGGACAAGCTCCAAGATGCGGCCCGCACCGGCAAGGGCGACTTGGGTGAGCTTGCCGAGCAGTTGGGAATGACAAGCAACATCCTGACCGAAGGGCAACGCCGCTACCTGCAATCGCTTCTCGACACTGCCGTTGCAAAGCGTGAACAGGAAGCCGTGACGCAGGCCAACATCGAGGCCGAGCGCATGATGACGCAGGAGGCCCAGTTCAATTCCGCAGAAAAGCTGCGGCTGATCGAATCGGAATTGGAGAACGCCGCCTCGGTAATGGGGCAACGGCGCGAACTCGGGCAGATCACCGCCGAGCAAGAGCTTGAGTATATGCGCGAGGTCGAGGTACAGAAGTTTCAGGCGCAGCAGGAAGCGCTTGAAAGTTACCTCATGACCCTTGAAATCGGGACGCAGGAATACGAAAAGGCGCTCAATGACCGTGAAATCCTGCGGAATGAACACGAAATCCGTATGCGCCAGATCGACACCCAGTTGCAAAAGGAGCAGGAACGGCACTTCACCTCGGTTTACAAGGGCATGGAGAGCGCGTTCCAGCGGTCGATTGCCGGTATGTTGAGTGGCACGATGACCTTTGGCAAGGCCGTGAGAACCCTGTTTCAGGGCGTTGTGCAGGCGATTGCAAACTCTCTGGCTGACATGGCGGCGCAGTGGATTATGGCGTCCATCCGGTCGATGCTCCAAGGCAAGATTGAGGCGGCATCAAAGATTGCCGCATACGCAGGGCAAGCCGGTGCTGCTGGTGTTGCTTCAATGGCTGCGGCTCCCTTCCCGATGAATATGTCCGCCCCTGCTTTTGGTGCGGCGATGTCTGCCGCCGCCATGAGCTATGTTGGCATCGCGTCAGCCGCAGGCGGTTACGACATCCCTGCCGGCGTCAACCCGATGACCCAACTGCACGAAAAGGAAATGGTGCTTCCGGCCCATATCGCCGACCCGCTGCGCGACAACCTCGCGGGCGGTGGCGGGGGTGGAGCCATGACCATCAACATCCATGCCACGGACGCCCAAAGCGTGAAACGGTTGCTGTTCAAGAACCGCGCCGCGCTTGCTGACGCGCTCCGTGCTGCCGCGAGGGACTTCCAATGAGCAATCAGGTTTTTCCGACCTTCACCGGATTATCGTGGGGGGTCAACAAGATTCCAACGTGGTCAACGGAAGTGCAAAAGGCGCTCTCTGGCAACGAATCGCGTGTGTCTTATATGTCCTACCCCATCTATCGGTTCAACCTGTCCTACGAGGTGCTACGCGCTTCCGTGGCCCATGCTGAACTGCAATCCCTGATGGGGTTCTTCAATGCGCGGCGCGGGGCGTTCGAGAATTTCCTGTTCACTGACCCGACTGACAGCACCGTGACCGATCAGGTAATTGGAGCCGGCACGGGGTCGCAAACCCAGTTCCAGATTGTGCGAACGATGGGCGGCTTCACCGAGCCGGTGATGAACCTGAACGGGAACCCTGTCATCAAGGTGAACGGCGTCACACAAACGCTCGGCGGCAACTACACAGTGAACAGCACCGGCATGGTGACGTTTGCCTCGCCGCCGACCGCCGGCGCTTCGATCACCTTTACTGGAAGCTACTACTTCCGCGTTCGGTTCACGAAAGACGAACTGGACTTTGAGAATTTCATGTTCCAACTCTGGCAACTCAAGAAATGCGAGCTGACCGGAAGCCTCGGGGTGAAAGTATGAAAACTGCAAGCGTGGACTTGGTGAACCTGATTAACGGCAGCAAGGAGTTTTACATCGCCGACCTGCTGACCTTCACCACTGCAACCGGAACCTATCGCTGGACGAACGCGGACTACCCGATTACTTGGGACGGGAACACCTACTCGGTGTTTCCATTTGAACGCGGCAACACCCGCACCGTAATCGGCACGGAAGTTGACACCCTCGACATCAACCTGATGGTGAACGAGGACAGTTTGATAAGCGGCATCCCCGTGTCCCACTACGCAAGCAACGGTGGCTTTGACGGGGCCACAGTAACGCTACGCCGCGCTTTTCTGGCTTCATGGGGAGTACCCCCCACGGGAACCATTTTAATGTTCTCTGGGCGCGTTTCTGACGTTTCCCCGAACCGTTCCGAGGTGGAACTTACTGCCAAGTCCGACATGGAACTGCTGAATATCAGGATGCCTCGCAATCTGTATCAGGCGTCTTGCATGAACACCCTGTTCGACAGCGGGTGCGGCCTCAACAAGGCATCTTTCGCCGTCAACTCGGCTTGCCTTGTTGGTAGCACCAAGAATCAGGTGTTATCCGCACTGGCGCAAGCGGCGGGTTACTTCGACCTCGGCACGATCACGTTCACCAGCGGCCTCAACGCGGGCGTGTCGCGCAACGTGAAGTCCTACACGGGCGGCACGTTCCGCCTGTCGCTTGCCCTGCCGTACACCCCGACCACAGGCGATACCTTCACTGCCTACGCCGGCTGCGACCGCAGCAAGGCGACCTGCCAGAACAAGTTCAGCAACGTAGTGAATTTCCGTGGGATGCCTTACATCCCCGTGCCGGAAACTGGCGTATGAACGAGGCGGCACAACGGGCGGCGGTGGTCGAGGAAGCGCGTTCGTGGCTCGGGACGCCGTATCACCACATGGCAGGCATCAAGGGGGCGGGCGTGGATTGCGCCCAAATCCTTATCGAGGTGTATCACGCCGCGCTTGGAATCAGCAAACCGGACGTGGGTTACTACCCGATTGATTGGATGATGCACCGCGATGAAGAACGGTATCTCGGGTGGCTGCGGGAATACGCGACCGAAACGGACAACCCGCAGGCTGGCGATGTCCTGATCTGGAAGTACGGGCGGGTGTTTTCCCATGCCGGCATCGTGGTGGATTACCCGACCATGATCCATTCGTTCAGGCGGGCGGGCATGGTTATTCTGGATGACGCGACCCTGTTTGAATTTGCGAACAGAGAGCGCAAGGCTTTTACCTTTTGGGGGCATAAATGAGTGGAATCTTTGGTGGCGGCGGGAAATCTATTAGCAACGAAACCCCGCGAATCGGTGCGCTGCGGGTGCAAACCTCCGCTTTCGGCATGGTTGTGCCGTTGGTGTATGGTCGCAACCGGATTTCCGCGAACCTGATTTACTACACCGACTTCAAGGCTATCAAGCATACCGAAACGCAGAAAACAGGCGGCAAGGGTGGCGGCGGTGGCGGTAGCTCCACAAATATCTGGTATTCCTACACAGCGGCTTTGGCGATGGGTCTTTGCGAGGGCGTTGTCAGCGGGATTTCGCACGTTTGGAAGGGCAAGGAAAAATCCAACCTGTCCGCACTTGGTTTCACCCTGTTTCAGGGAACTTACGCGCAGACCGCTTGGAGCTACACGACCACCAACCACCCGACCGAAGCGATTGCGTACCGTGGGCTTGCGTACCTCGCCGCCCCCGCTTATGACCTCGGCGAGAACGCCTCGATTGAAAATCACAGTTTCGTGGTGAACGCCGTCTTGAATAATAGCTTCGGTGGCACTGATGCCTACGGCGCGAAGGTCGAGGAGATTGTTCCTGACTTCCTGACAAACTCCAAGTATGGCGCAGGGTGGAGTGCCGGCAAGATGGGCGATTACACCAAGATTGGCGAGTACGCGCTTGCGGCGGGCCTTGTCTTGTCGCCCGTTTACTCCGAGCAACGCGGTGCAAACGAGATCCTTGACGAACTGGCGATGGCGACCAACGGCGCGTTCGTCTGGAGTGAAGGGAAGCTCAAGATGCTTCCGTACTGCGATACCGCCATTATCGGCTCTTGGGGCAACTACACCCCCGCGAACCCCGTCCTCTACAACCTGAATGATGACGATTACCTTGAGCCAATTCAGGTTCGCCGCAACACGCAGGCTGACGCCTACAACAAGGTATCGGTGGAGTTCATTGACAGCCTCAACGACTTCAACGTGGCTATTGCCGAAGCCTACGATCAGGCCAATATCGAACAGTACGGCTTGCGTCCGATGGAGCCGGTCAAGCTGCACATGCTGACCAAAAAGGAAATGGCGCGGACGGCAGCGCAAAACATCCTGCAACGCGCCCTGTATATCCGCAACCGTTACGAGTTTTCCCTCGGGGTTCGCTACTCCCTGTTGGAACCGATGGACGTGGTGACGCTGACTGATACCACGCTTGGACTCAACCTTGCGCCGGCCCGCATCATTGAAGTCGAGGAGTTGCCGGATGGCACCTTCAACGTGATTGCCGAGGAAATGCCCGATGGCGTGTCCTACTCGGCACTCTACCCGAGCCAAACCAACGAAGGCTACAAGGTGGACTTCAATGTGGCCTCTGGAAACGCCAATGCGCCGGTTATCTTTGAGCCTCCTACCTCGCTTTCTGGGAAGCCGCAAATCTGGATCGGCGCTTCCGGTGGTGACAACTGGGGTGGGTGCGAAGTCTGGGTATCGCAGGATGACGCGACCTATCAACAAATCGGCATCATTACTGCCCCCGCCCGTCACGGCATCGCTTCGCTTGCAAGCGGCTCCGACCCTGATACCGTCAACACGATGGCGGTCAACATGACCGTTTCCAAGGGCGAACTGCTCGGCGGCACTCTGGCTGACCGTGACCAGATGAACACGCTTTGCTACATCGGCGGCGAACTGGTTTCTTTCCAGAACGCGACCTTGACCGGCGCTTACCAGTACAACGTAACCAGTTTGCGCCGTGGTGCATACGGTACGCAAATATCGGCCCACGCCGCAGGTAGCGCGTTCATGCGTATCGACCCTGCGGTGTTCAAGTACGAGTACGATCCGGCGTTGATCGGCTCGACCATCTACATCAAGTTGCGCTCTTTCAATGTGTACGGCTTGGCGCGGCAAGACCTTGCCGGCTTGACGCCGATTCCCTACGCGATTGCCGGCGCGTACCTCGGCAGCATCCAAGGGCTTGCGCTGGCGCAGCCGTTCAACGGGTCGAGCCTCAAGGTGAAATGGGACGCCTACACTGGCGCGGACAGCTACCGGCTGGAAATCTGGCAGGGCGGTTCACTCAAGCGCACGGTGAATGGCATCACAAGCACGTTCCACGAATATACCGCCGAGGACATGAAAGCGGACGGCGGGCCGTGGCGTTCCGTGGATGTGAGGTTGTACGCCGTGTCCGCCAACGGCGCGTCCCTGTCGGCGGCTACCATGACGGTGAGCAACCCGCAGGCGGCTGCGCCTTCCGGCCTGAACGCGACCGCAGGCCCGCTTGCAATCACCGTGTCGGCTTCCAAGTCAACGGATACCGATTACGCGGGTATGTTGATTTTCGCGTCAAGCACTAGCGGGTTCACGCCTGATACAACGGCTTGGACAAACTTGGTGCATGACGGGCAGAACAATAGCCACACCTTCACCGGCCTGTCATCTGGCGTCCCGATGTATTACCGCGTGGCGTTCTATGACCTATACGGCAAAGACGGGCTGAACCTGTCAAGCGAGTTGACGGCAACACCGATGGGCGCAGGCGGCATCCAAATCGTTTCATCCCTGCCCGTGGGTGGGGTGGATGGTGACGTGGTGAGCTTGACCACCGACCACAAAATCTACCGTTACAACCAACTGGCAGGCCAATGGCAAACGTGGGTGGATGGAAGCGATATCCTCGCCTCCTCGATTACCACCGGCAAACTGGCGGCGAACTCGGTGCTGGCAAACAACATTGACGTGACCACGTTGAGCGCAATCTCGGCGGTTCTCGGCACGATCAGTTCCGGCAACATTACGCTTGATAGCTCCTCCTACATTCGCGGCGGGCATACCGCCTACAACAACGGCGGGGCTACCGGACAAGGGTTTTTCCTCGGCTACGAGGGCGGGGCATACAAGTTCAGCCTCGGCGACCCGAACGGTCAATACCTGCGCTGGAACGGAACCGAGTTGCAGACCAACGGCCTGTCAAAAATGGGCGGCATCGCTATGTACGATACGGCGGGAGTTTTCACTTTCACCGTTCCTGCCGGCGTCAAGAAGGTGTTTGTTGCCCAGATCATCGGCGGCGGTGGCGGCGGCGGCGGGAAGGGCTCAACGAATAGCAGGCCCGGAGCCGGCGGCGGCGGCGGGCAAGTTAAACAGTGGGTTGAGGTTGGCGGCTTCACAGGTTCCGGTTTGGAAACGGTCAACGTCACCGTTGGCGCAGGGGGAACAGCAGGCGCAAACGGCGGCTCAACTGGCGGTAACGGCGGAAACGGTGGCGCATCGTCCTTTGGCGCTTTCGTGTCATGCGCGGGCGGTTACGGTGGGCGAGGCTACACTGGCGGCACAATTACTGCCGGTGCGCCTGCTGATTGGGCCACTGCAAACGTAGGCGGGTTGTCCGCCAACTTCTGTTTCGGTGGCGGCAACGTGTTGCGGATGAACTGCCTAGCCCCGAGAACCGTGAACGTGGGGGGCGTCAACGTGGTTGTCAACGACATTCCAACGATGGGGTGCGCTGGACATGGGGGACGTGATGGTAACAATAGCAAGGCGGGTGCCGATGGAAGGGTGGTGATTGTATGGTAGCAATTGAAGGGCGCGTTTACGCGCTAATTGTTCACAACGCAGTGCAACATTTGCTCACAAAAGAGCAGTTGCCAGAGTGGAATGAAAACGACTTGCTCATGGTTGACGTGACCGACATCACGCCGCCCGTGCAGGTTGGGCTTTTCCGCGACCCAGAAACCGGCGAGTTCTTTGAACCGCCGCCCATTGTTGAGGAGGTAACAAATGAGTAATCAAGTATCGAAGCAGGCTTGTGATGCACTGGTGGCGCAGGCCCGTATCGAGGGTTGGTCAGCAGGGTTTGATGCGGCAGTTGATCGCAACAAGTCCAATTCCCACTTCATTCGCGGCATCCCCGTTGGCATCTTTGCCGGCGTGTTGATCCTGCTTGCAGTGCAAAAGTTCGTGCTCGGCATTTTCTGACCGAACTGTTAAGTAGTCCTTACAAGTTGCCGCCTTTGGGCGGCATTTTTTTGCCAGTTAGGAGTTGAAATGCCAGATCCGATCACCCATACCAGCGCTGGCCTAACCGTGACCGGCACGTTTTCTGCGGTGCTGTCTTTCGTCTTTGGCGTCCCTGCGCCGATGGTGTTTGCAGCCTTCTCGGGAGCGTGTTTCGCTGTTGCCATGTCGCCCGTCCTGCCGTTCCGCAAAACCGCCTTTTTGGTGTTTGGCGGCACGGTGGCCTCCAGTTTCATAACGCCTTTGATCCTTCATTATTTTGACGGCTACCCGCAGCGTGGCGCTGCCGCCGTGATCGCCTTCATCCTGCTTTACTTCCGCGAACCCATTTTGAATAAGGGCAAGCAATTGATAACGAGATTCGGGGGTGAATGATGGACATTTTTATCACTATCACGTCTGGGTTCCTTATCCTGATTGCGTCCCTCTACGCCATTGGCGCGATTGACCGTGGCGATTGCAAGCTGTCGGTGCTGACCTACACCCTGTCAGCGGTTTGCGGGCTGATGCTTCTTTACTACGGCGCGCTCGGGCAGGTTGATTGGCTTCACGCCGCGCTTGCTTTGGCACTGGCCTTGCACCTGATCCCAAAGGTTCATGAACTGTTGACAGACCCAACCGAAGAACTGGAGGTTCGGAATGGTTTCATTGACTGACTACCTTATGGGGCGGGACAAACAATTTCCGCTGACGCCTCAACAACAAGCCAACGCCAAGGAAACGGTGCGGCGGGTCAACCTGCTACTCGCCCGTTTTGGCGAAACGCGCAAGATCACCTCGGGCTACCGACCGCCCGCCATCAATGCCGCAACTGCCGGCGCTGCAAAACGAAGCAAGCACCTTGACTGCCTAGCGGCTGACATCGAGGACGCCAACGGGAAGCTGGACGCTTGGTGCATGAAGAACCTCAAGGTGTTGGAAGAAATCGGCCTATGGCTGGAACACCCGAGCGCCACGAAGAACCCTGCCCGCTTTGGTGAGGGATGGTGTCACGTCCAAATCGTGCCGCCCAAATCAGGAAATCGTGTTTTCTATCCGTAGGAGATTCAATGCAAAACCTTGAACAACAAGTTGTTGCCGCCATGCTGGCAACTGGGAGCCAACGCGCCACGGCGCGAAGGTTGAACATTTCACGGGCGACCGTTCAGAAGTATTTGAAACGCCACGAAACAAAGGGCAGTTTCGGCCCTGATATGCAAATGCCCGAGCCTCCGCGTGATGACGAATCGGTGGATGAACTGCTTGAGCGCAAGAAGAACCTGTTCCGCCGAAAGAAGGCAGGGCAAGACTTCCGTAAACTGATCGAGATTGCCGTCAAGCACTCTGGCCCTGTTGCCATCACGTTCCACGGCGACCCTCATGTGGATGATGACGGCTGCGACATCGAGGCGCTTGAGCGCGAAGTCGAGATTATCGACAACACCCCCGCCATGTATTCGCTGCACGTTGGCGACATCACCAACAACTGGGTTGGACGCCTCGCCCGCCTGTATGCCCATCAAACCACTACTGCGAGGCAGGCAATCAAGCTGACCGAGTGGCTTATCAACCGGCGCAAGGTGCTTGCCGTGGTGGGCGGTAATCACGACTGTTGGAATCAGGGCATGGACATCCTCGGGTTCATCATGCGCCAGAACTCGGGCGTCCTGAACGCCCACGGGGTTCGCCTTGCGCTCAACTTTGAGAACGGCAAGCAGATCCGCATACACGCCCGCCATGACTTCAAGGGCCGTAGCCAATACAACCCGAACCACGGGCATCGCCGTGAGCAGTTGTGGGGCGGAAACCGTGACCACATTTACGTTTCTGGGCATCGCCATTCGGACGCCGCCAGCGTGATTCCGCAGGCCGATGGCACTTGCTCATGGTCGTTTTTGGTATCTGGGTACAAGGTGATTGATGACTACGCCCACGAAAACGGCTTTCACGAAACCCGCATGGGGCCGAGCGTGACGGTGGTTATCAACCCGAACGCAGGCAACGAGGCCGAGTTGGTCAAGCCGTTCTGGGATGTTGAGCTTGCCGCCGACTACCTAACCTTCCTGCGGGGCAAGCGATGACCGCTTGGGTCGCGTACACCCTCGCCTTCCTCGCCAGTTTCGCCTTCATCGCGCTCAAGGCTTTTCAGCAGTTGAACGTGGTGCATGGCGCTTACTGGTGGGTTCTGCCGACCTCAATGCTCATGGCGGTGTTTGAGGTGTTCGTGGTGTGGAATATGGCGACCAATGGTATCGGGTGGATTGTGTTGCCTATCGGCCTCGGTTCCGGCCTCGGTTCCATTTTCTCAATGTGGCTCCACGCCCAAATCGTCAAGAAAGGATAAGCATGTTGCCGACCGAAGCAAAGGCCCGCAAGGATGTACCGATTTACTCTGGCGTGCTGATGTACTTCCCTGACGCCATCGCCGCTGTTGCCGAGTGTTCCAAGATTGGCAACGACCAACACAACGCAGGGAAACCGTTGCACTGGGATCGTTCCAAGTCAACGGACGAGCATGACGCCCTGACCCGCCATCTGATGGAAGCGGGAACGGTCGATTCTGACGGGGTGCGCCACTCCGCGAAGGTAGCTTGGCGGGCGCTTGCCGCCCTGCAAAAAGAGATCGAACGGGAGCGCGAAAATGTCAGCAAGTCGTAGCGTTCATGGCGACCTGCCGGTGCGACCCGAGCGCATCGTTGCTACCGCCGAGGAGGTTGTGTGCCGAAGCTGCCTGACCATGTGGACAGTCATGGTTCCAATCGGGCGCA